CATACGAGATCGGTCTCGGCATTCCTGCTGAACCGCTCTTCCGATCTCGGAGACTTTGATTCGGGTTCACTTATTTTCGCATCACATTAAAGGTGGGTACGGTTGTATTGTTGATGGTAGATTTGACGCAGGTGTTAACTAAACAGCTGATGCATGGGTATCACAACGCTTACTAGATCGCCCCTAGTAATTAGGTTTGCTCACGCACCAAATACGCTCAGGGTTGATTGCAGTAGCCCAAGCGCAGGGCTTACAAGAGGTGTGTACAGTTAAGTCCTTTGCGTATTAAAGAAAGGATTCAATAGATTAAACTATTGTTATATATGAATATTTCCTTATTTATGTAAGGAGTTAACCCTACCGTAGCTATAACCAATGGTCACAAAAATATAAAAATACATTTGTACAAATGTAAAAAGGGTCTTATTATCTTCGAACACTAACCGACTAAGGAGCTTAACAAATGGCAAAGATAGTCTCTTTCTTGAACCAAAAAGGCGGGGTGGGTAAAACCACTACTGCTGTCAACGTGGCAAGCCAACTGCACGCAGATGGTGATGCTGTTCTACTGGTAGACCTTGACCCACAAAGCAGTGCTACAGACTGGTCTGCAGCTCAAACCGACGAAAATACATTCCCTGTAATTCAAATGGGTAAGAACCTGGTTCGTGACCTTCCACGCGTATCTCATGGATATGACTGGGTAATCATCGACGGCGCACCACAAGTGGCTGAATTAGCTGCTCTAGCGGTAAAAGCAAGTGATGTAGTGCTTATACCTTGCCAACCATCACCGTTTGATGTGTGGGCGTGTGGTGACCTTGTTGACGTGATCAAAGTTCGACAGGAAGTAACTGATGGCAAACCAAAGGCTGCGTTCGTGGTATCGATGGCCATCAAAAACACCCGACTTAGCACCGAAGTAAAAGGTGCTCTAAGTGAATATGAGTTACCTGTATTTGATGCGGGAACAACTCGAAGTGTGGTGTATGCAGAAACAGCTAAGAATGGTGGTAGCGTTCTAGACTTATCACCTGACCACCAAGCTTCATTTGAGATCCGTAAACTGGCTAAAGAACTGCGAGGCTTCGTAAATGTCTAATTCATTAAGTGCTAAACGCCCAAGCCGACCTACAAACAAAGGCAAAGAAGACGCCCTGAAAGCAGCTGCTCAAGCAGATGACTATCTAAATGGGCCGACAACATCAGCACGTTATGATCTAGACAAGCGCCTAAAGCGTGGACTTAAAAACCTAAGTTCCTGCGCTGTAAACCAATTTGGAACAACGGATAAAGTTACAGAAAGAATGCTGATTCATGAAGCTATTGAAGACTTATTGAAGAAGTATGAATCTGGTGACGGGCGTTATGCTCTAGAGGATGAGTTTGAATTTAAGCGATAGTAAGAAGTAAAGCTTGTGGGGCTGGCTGCAACCAAACCCCACTTGTGACACAACCAAAACCGACTAAGGAGATAATTATGTCTGATGCTGATTATATGCGTATTCACCGCTGCCGTCTAATCGACTTGGAAAAGATGGATAAAAACCAGTTATTTCTCTATATCGAGCTTCAGCCCGATTTTCTAAGAAACCTGCTTATGCGCTCATTTGGCTATCTATTTTCGGGGGTTTAAATGTCTGAGGCAATCAAAGCTGCTGAACGCGCTCCCAATGCAATTGAGCATCTGATAAGGGAAATGCTAGAAGCTAAAGCAACTGATAATGTGATTGGATTAGGTGAGTTGGAACTGGAAGGGAAACCACTGCAGATACAGCTGGTGGTAACTATGAACCAAGAAGATTTTCTTGATGACGATTCAATTATAAGTGATGACGATTAATTAAGAGCCCCGAAAGGGGCTCTTTCATTGTGTGGCTAACATCCTTGACCGGATTACCAGACAGGCGATAATAACTAACTGTTTTAATAGGAGGTTTATTATGGCTTTAAAACCATGCAGAGAATGCAAAAAAGAAGTGGCCACTGATGCTACTACATGCCCTCATTGTGGCTGTAAATCACCAGTGGCTAATGTTGAAGTAATATTGAAAGGTGTTGGTGTTCTGGTGGTGCTTGCGGTGTTTGCTTACGTTTGGATCACGAACTAACTTGCGCCATGGTCACCAGAAAGACGCAGCTGTAAACCTGACTCGCTGAGTGACCATTCCACTGACTTCAAGCGCCAATTACCATCTTCTACATCACCAAACCCATCAAGACTAACATGACCCTCAGCAACCAATGCCATCAATGATGAACGTGCTGGCATCGTAATATCCAAAGTATCACTGCCTGACTTAACACTTTTTGCCCTGGCTACAACCGCAGCTTTAGCTTCTTCATAGTTGGGATATTTGAACACAATCTTAAATTCTGGCTCTCCGGTACCTGTAGATACCTCTTTAATGTCACCAGATTCAAGATCATGATAGGTTGCAACCACACGACGAACATCATTGCGGCTGCTGAACCGGCACTGCCACGTTGTCACTTGGTGCGGTTGAATTGTGATGTTGGTAAGCGCCTTGCCAGACGCTGATTTTCCTTCTCCCTCTTTAAGAAATAGCCAATAACCATTAGCAGGCTTGCTCACTGCACCATAACGTTTAGCTAGACGAGTCAAAAGGTTCATATCACTTTCACCCACCTGATCAACGTGGGTAATCTTGATGCTATCTAACTCACTGTTGATTCGAGGCACTAAACCATGATCTGAGGCCACGGTTTTAACCAAGTCACCCAAGGTTACATCATCAAAACTTCGAGTTTTCTGAGTCTGTAAACTTCCTGGTTGTTTCCGGTTATCCATAGGAGCTGCGTTAGCCACTATTTGCACTCGTCTTGGTGGGCCACTAGATGTAACCTCATCAACAACATATTGCCCCTTATCTATCAACTCACCATTGAACCCCAGACCAAGACGCAGAACGGCGCCTTTTTTCGGGGTAGCAACAGAATCCGGCAAACTGACAGTAATTGCTAAGCGGTCTGACTCACTGCCGGCGTTATCCGTCAGAGTTAAGCTAATCAGGTTTCTTTGAATTACTGCAGTAATATCATTTCCATCGGCAGAAAGAGAAAAGTCTGGACGGTAATCTAATCCCATAAGCTGGCTGACTCCTTAGCAACTGGTGTCGGCAAGTCCGGCAAGGTTATTTGAATACCACTTGGAAGAACGGCGCCACGATCAGCTAAACCAGGATTGGCTTTTAATACTTCCGTAACGGCACTTTCTCGACCATAGTGACGCCAACAAATAGCATCAATCATATCGCCCTCACGGGTTCTGTAAGTCGTCGCCATAAAATGATAACTCCAAAGTAAAAGACTGATGCCTCGGCAGGCCACCCTTGATGAACTTGGTATTAGTTTCGGTTAAATCAGTCATAACCCAGTACCCCATCACATCACCAAGACCGCTAACAAGCAGTTGAGGCTTGTATTCGTTCCCCATATCCGCCAGTTTTTCCACTTGATGAGTACCAACATCACGGAAAGTAGTAGCAATTTGCCCATTAAGTGAAATTTTAACGGGCGCCTTGCCTGTGTATTGAAGAAGATCAGACTGACCAATACGTGATTGCGAATTCCACCGCCACTGCCACGTTCTGACCAGCTCGTTATAAGCGGCAGAATCAATATTAAACTTGAAACCGCCAAGAGAAAGCATGACTTGAGCCATCAACCAGCCTCCGGTAAGTCATAAAGCGCACTATCTTGATAGCCACCAAGTTTTGAATGCACTGATTGAGCAACTTCTGCAGGGGATTGACCAGGGGCAGCATAGACTTTGATTTCACCTACCTGCTGATGAACTGTGTTACCTTTGCTGGCAGGGTAAGATCCATTGATAGCCGTTACAGCTCGGCTTTGTGCGGCTTCTTGTTGAATCTGATGATAAGACTTCACTTCTGGTGCCGGTGAATCACTATCCCAGAACTTCAAAGAGTCCATCCAGCCACTAACGGTATCCCAAATACCTGAGACTTTAGCCAAGCCAGCATCAAAGATGCCTGTAATACCGCCCCACATATCAGAAAAGAATCCGGTTATTGGTTCCCAGTTGTTTATGATCATCCCAAGCGGTGACCAATCAAACAAGGTTTTAATTACATTGAACGTTGCAGGAAACTCAGTTTTAAACCAGGTAAGTGTTTCACTAAACCAAGCTGTTACCGCATCCCAGTTTTGATAGAGCTCAATACCAGCGAAGATCAATGCACCAACAGCTGCAACGGCTAATCCTATTGGGTTTGCAGCCATAACAGCGTTAAAACCTGCCATACCGACTTTCATTGCACCAATAGCTTTCACTGCTTGGTAACCAGTGGCAATCATACTGCCTAAACCCATTACCAGCTTGCCAGCCAGTAATGACGCAACAGCCATGCCTACGGTTTCCCAACCGCCAAATATTTGCACCACCCTATTAACCATGGCGCCTACATTCCAAACGGCAACAGCAAAATCTTTAGCGCCATAAACCATGCTTTTTAAGGTGCCAACCACCTCTTCTTTATTTTCTTTGACGTACTTGCTGACTGTAGAGCCCAGTTCTTGAATATCTCCGGCCATTTCACCGCCAACAATGCCAGATATTTCCTGCCATGCTGAGCTGATAACCGATTTAAGATTTTTGAATGACTGACCATAAGCCACCGCACCGCTGGCACCTTCATCAGTGAGAAGGTTAAATTGACGCTGTTCATCCAACAATTCATTCAGGCTCTTACCTGTATTGCGAATGTAAGTGGTAACTTTGTTGCCTTCACCACCAAATAACATATCTGCCAAAGATGCTGCTTGCTGCTTATCCGTCACACCTTCAAGACGTTTCATGATGAATTCAAATTGATCTGCAGCGGCCATGCCGTCCATCATTGCGGCGTCAATACCCAAAGCCCCAAACACATCCGCAACAGATGATTGTTCACCAAGGGATTTGAACTCACCAAATTTATTGCTGAGTTCTTCAATCATGTCACCAATATGCTCTCCACTAAGGCCTGCTTGCTGAGCAACGCCATCCCAAGCTTTGAATCGGTCAATGCTCATATCATAAGCTTCGGCCATTCCTACCATGGTTGCGGTGTTTTGATTGGTTACGGTCATTAATCCCGTGATGGCCGTTGTGGTGGCCCAAATGGTACCTACTGCAGCAGCACCTGCAGTAGCAATACCACCTAACCGTTTACCTAGATCAGATGCTTCATCAAAAGCTTCAGCTTTGCTTCTGGCATCATCCAGTTCATCACCCAACTGCTTATAACGTCGAGTCAATAAACTTACATCAGCCCCTGCCAACTTAGACTTACGAATTTCCTTGGTAAGTTTGCCTTGTTCGCGTTCGAGCTCTTTAACCGTTTTGGTGGCTTTCCCCATTGATTCATTGAATGCAGAGCCAATCTTATTGAAGCTGCCATCAACGGTACCGCCTAGAGTAACTACCGTTTTAAGATTTTGGGTTACCATTTGATTTTTCCTTCTTCGGCAGCAGTTCTATGAACTCCGTAAAAGCAATAATTGGCAAGTCCAACAACTCAGAGAGTGACCAGCCTGTATGACTGGCCAAGACGATTATTCCGCGCTGGAGGTCTTTTTCGCTGAGCTCTTCTTCGTAAAACCCTTATAGGTATTTTGCACCTCCTCATAATCAGTCATATCTAGTTCTTGAATAACGGAAGTGTCCACACCTGCTAGCAATGACAACAAATGTACTTCTTTATCTGCAGCAGTATTGTTTTGCTTATCCGCAATCAGCTGATCACGTACTTTCGGGCGGCGCATTGTAAGAGTCTTGTATTCTTTACCAGCAACATGGATAGGATATTCAAGTGTTACTTCTTTAGTTTCAGCAGGGTAGGTCATGATTTTTTATCCAATAAAAAGGCCGCATCATTGCGGCCTATAAGGTTTAACGGGAAATTAAGAGAGTTGCAGAATAGCGCGGATGCCTTCAAGGACATCGATGCCACCAAGCTTACGAACGTGATTAACTGGGTCGACTTCAATAAGAACCACGCCTGCACGAACTACTTTGTAATAGTCCAGCTTCATGGTTACTTTCATTGCCTTGTCTCGTTGGCTACCAGTGTCCTGAGTATCACGCTCAATCTTGGTGATCATGCCGCCCAGTTCTTCAACTAGGTCATAACTACCACCTGAGAGATCGGTGTAAGTCGAGCGAACCGATACCGCCGTGCGGGTGCCTTGACGCAAGCCAAACAACGGCAATACAGTCACATCCACACCAAACAGTGCAAAGCTCGCTTCCATACCTGCCATGCCTTCATCAACTGGGATAGGCATATCCATATCGCCAGCTTGAAAATCAGAGGTCAAAACCTCAAGAACGGGTGGCGTGTACTCTTTGGCATTACCGGCTTTACCGATACCATCCACCCAAATAGCCCAGCGGCTAAGTAAATTGTCACCTGCCATTAGCCAAATACCTCTTCAAGATAATCATTGTTCAAACGAGAGCGGAACACGATGTGCTCAGCCGGATACGGTGGACAGAAATCGAAATCAAAGTACACCAGACCTTTTTGAATGGTCGCTGGCGTGTTCAGCTCTTTATCAGCCCAACACTCACCGCCCAGAATTGCCCCTAACGCCTTTAATTCACGTAGGTAGGCATTTACCCCGGCAATCACGTCATCGACGTAGGTCTTGGTGATGTTGCGGTCTACAGCCCACATGTGAGAGCGCTGCACGCTGTCATTGATGATGTCAGCAGTTCGGCGGGTCTGCTCAAACGTCCATTTAGGATCCACACTGCAGGTGCGGTTACCCCAATGTCGGAAACCACCTTCACGGATAATGGTGCTGACTTTGTTTTCGTTCAGCATATTCGCCGTGGTGTTTGGGTCACCTAATGACCAATCCACTGGCTGAGAAGTACCAACGATGCCGTATACCTGTTGGTTCGACTTCGACCACCAGAAACCTTTTTCAGCATCGATACGCGCACGCAAACCTGCAGCACGAGCTGAGTAAGGACGATCAATTTCTTTGGCCTGCTCAGTGTCAAACACTCGCACCCACGGCCACGTCACTTCAACACGCTCACCAAACTGACGAGCACGCTTGATAGCATCTGTATAGGTGGCAACACGTTCACAATCTGAGTAGAAGATGGCGCGGAGGCGCTTGGCTTTCGCTTCACCCTCACTCGATACAGCATCAACTTGGCTAAACTCCGGTGCGATCAGAATGCGCGGGGTGTATCCGGTTTCGGTTTGGCTATCAAGCCAGCCTTTCATGGCCTTGATAATGTTTGCCTGTGTAGCTGCATCATCCGCACCTTCTTCGGCACGAACAACAATGACCAAAGCACCTGTTTGATCAAAGATGTCATCAATCGCAGCGGGTAGCGTACCGCCAACACCCAAACCTTCAGCACGTTTACGACTGCCAGCAACAGCAACCGGCTTATACAGAGGGAAAGGTTCATTCTCACCGCCAGTGAGATAAGTGCGAGGGGCAGAAGCCACATCACCACTACCATCACCAAGAACAACAACACCAACCAAAGCTGTAGCATCTGCATCGGCTTCAATGACAGCTTTAATTTCAACTGCAGTCGAAGTAATTACCTTACTGGCATCGGTGGCCAGCGTGACTTTTACTTTGTTGCCATCAACAGTAACGGCCAAAGATTCATCTGCTGCAGCTGGGTCAACCACTTCAATACTGATTGCATTGCCTTCGGTACCTGCCTTTTTAGCAGTAAACACCATGCCATCATTCAAAATGGCACTGCCAAGCGTTAGCGTTGCCGCAATAGCAGATGCTGCACCAGGCGCCGTACCAACCAGACCGATAACGGCTGATTTTACGGTTTGGATAGGGCGCGAACCGTCATCAATTTCGATAACTTCCACGCCATGGAGAAATTGCGTCATAGCTAATTCCTATTCGTCGGGTAATTGATTTTATTGATATAAAAAAGCCAGCAAAATTGCTGGCTTCAATACGTATTTAAATTTTTTAAGGCACGGGTACCCCATCATTTATATTGCTAGGGCGATTTACGTTATATAAGAGATTTTCACCATCCCACCAGGTCAAAGCCGGCAGACCAAGAACAAAGCGGGTTTCTCCATAAATTAACTTCCCTGTAGCATCATCGATAGGATATTTGAGACCAGTATTAGTCAAAATGACACCTGATGAAATAACACCAAGCTCCTTAGATGCAGACGGCACACCTGACATCCTGGCTATCGCTCTTAAACTACCATCACCTAAAGACCGGAATTGACCAATATTAATATCCGCAGTCGTTGATATCGTAGTAAACGCCACACCTTGGCTATCTTCTACTAAATTAGGCATATCTAAAGTTCGGATCGATATGTTTGTCGGCTTTTTCATTCCGTTATCTGATGTTTGCGCTATCAATGTAGATGTTGCCGTTGGCGGACTCTCAGCGTTGTACTTAATAGTATCAATAGATACGTCACCGCTACCGCCAGAGATTAGCGCAGAAGCATTTGATAAATCCGTAATATCAACATCTAACGAGCCAATTTCAACTGATGCAAAAGACCTATTTGTCACAATAGGATTAGACCCCTTGAGATTAAGAGTATCTATATTAATAGACGATTCTTTGTTCGCTGATTGCACGTAAATACTGATTGCTCCATTTAACTCCGCACCGCCGCAATCATAATCTCCTATTCTAACTTTGTATGGGTACGGTTTATCACCACAATATAAGTGCGTATCGGCCTCAAAATACGAATAATTGTCAACTCTATAAGAATCTATAATTAACTCTGCACTTTCCAAGAAGCTAAGGCCAGCCCAAGCACCGAATCCATCAACGCCACCGATGCGTTGCGATGAGTTAAAATCACCAATTTTAACAACATCATAATTACCATGAACCTTTGTGCGAAGCCTAATCTTCTTACCTATTGCCTTTTTTATCTCTATGGTGCCATGTGAGGTTTGTGCACCTTTTACGCTCGATGACAAATCAAATATTGTTGCCGTGTTTTCGGCATAAATAAGATCAACCGTTGCATTAATAAAAACCCCATCATCCATCTCGTTCCCATCTGAAATATTTGTACTGAATGGATGATAGATACTTCCATTACTACGAATTGATTTTACAGTTATATTGTCACACTTATCAGTAAGCGATACTCCGTTTCTTGCTATATTTTTAAAAACAACATCGCCAATGGAGATATTGCGAAAATATTCAACATCATAATTTGGTGATTCCGATGTTGACGCAATTATTCCTAGACCTCCTGTCACAAACTTATTATCTAAAAACCAATTTTGCCAATTATACATGGCTGCCGTGTAAGCATCTTTATCTCCACCATTGACAGGTAACAACATTGGATCATCTAAATATTCTGCTGTTTTCTCTGAGTAAGGCGCGTTACCACTGAAATTTAACTTTCCGAGAGTGATGTCCTCAACAATAGTTAATGGCGAGCCTTTGTCTGCATAAACACCAATATCATAAATACCATTAGATATCCGAAGTAGGTTCGTTGGCTGAGACTCTTGTGTTTCCGTTACACTGTGAAGCCAATCACTTCCACAACAGAAATCAATGCCATTGTGTTTTCCGGATAGCATCAGTCCTTTTTCTAAATGAAACTTTCTTCCTGCGTTACCAAGCCTACATCTTTTAGTCGTATGAACAGCACACCAATTAAACATAGCCTGTATATTGTCATGACTCACCGCATCATATCTTGCTCCAAATTGAAACGCATTAACTTCGCCATTGGTAGCAATTAACTTAGCAATATTACCATTCTCACAAACATGGTCTCCAAATGCTTCTGCTGGTGTTTGTGGCGACTTTATTACATAAAGAGCACCACCTTTTGGTGATGACAATTCGGCAGCCCAACCTGAATGATATGACCGTGTTTCAACTAATGTATTTATTCTCGGATTGATAAATTGAAAAACAGCAGCTGATTCTATTTTTTGAGTCATGGCGCTTGATAATGCTCTCTTTGAGCCATCCTCAAAGCTAACCTCCATCAAATCTAAATCTATATGAGATATAACGCTTTCTGGTGGAGTACCAAAACTACAAAGAAAGTCTGAATCTTGAGCGCTATCTTTAATATATAATGCTGTTTTATTTTTTAATGACTTACCAACAAGTTCATGCGGTCTGCCTTTCAATTGCATCGTTAATGTATCAACTTGACTGGTTGATAAGCTTTCATTTAAAACAAACTCTCTACTAGCAGTAACCACATTAGGGTCAATCTCAACAATAGGATCAGCACTCGTAATAACAAAAATCATTTCCAATGTTACAGGAGTGCTAACATTGCCGTTATTAACTGGCGGCGGCACATAGATTCGCGCGTTATTACCAACCGCATGGAAATAGGCATTCCCATCAAACGTGGCCACTGCAGCAAACTCACGAATCACCAAGTCATTCACGTCATCGGGCAAAATAGCTTCTACCTTTAGCATCGGCACGCTATCTGGCGTCGGCTGGAGAACATCAACAGAGTTCACCGGAATACGGGCCAACTCATTTACTAATGCAGTTTGTTTGCGGTCTGGCTGCACATATTCATCATTCGCATCACCAATAGCCATATGGGTAAAAGTGATCTGTTTGTTCTGCAGCTTACCGTTCTGTTCGGCATTCTCGCCAAGAATAGTCAGAAGTGAACCATATTGTTGCTGGTTCTCTGGGGTTTGAGTCATGTTTGTTACTCCAACACTAACGGTAGTGGGCCGGACTTAATCTGTATGCCTTGGCGCGAGATACAAGCCATGCCGTTATTTGATGAGCTCACCATTGACGAAATTATCCATGGCCCCGCCCTCATCTGCATGGCCTGACGACTCAATGCAGCATGTTTTTCAGACGCTTCGACACGGCTAGTTATGGTGATTTTTGTTAAATTACTGCGAACGTTTTTCGCAGAGTTGATGGCTGGAACGAGTTTATTGAGTTCAGAACCATCCACTGGTGTACCTGTTGATATGTAATCAACGGTAAAATCACCAGGGGAAAGATTGTCCTTATCTTCAAACCATTCCGTCACTTTAGTGTCATCGCCACGAATGGCGCTGACTACCCTTTCAACAGCATCACGGGTACCCTTTTTTCGATGGATATAGATGCTGTCTTTAATCACCTGTCGCTTACGTTCGACGGGCCAAGTGGAATCCCAATTATCTACCGATAACGCCCATGCCAAGTGCGGCAATAGATGTTCAGGGCATTTTTCTGGATTCCAGATGTCACGGTTTGGAAAAGAAAGAGGCGGTGAAATAACCGCCTCTATATCTCGCTCATGTTTGCTGGCATTAGGTGGCAGCAGGCTATTCATCGTCATGTCGTCACCCTCGCAGTTAGCGTAATGCTATTCGCGTAACCAGCACTAAACTGATCATTAATAATGTCTGCAGCAGGCGAGGTTAAATGCACCTTATAAACACCAGGTACACGCAACGAGGCATAGAAGCCATCAAGGGTTAAATCCATCCCTTGACGATGCGAGTCAGCCAGCCATTTATCCAACTGCTCACGCGCTGCCTTGAGCACTTCTGATTCATCTGGCCCCGATAACAATTCCAACTCAGCAATCACGGCGAATTCGTTAATAGTGGCGCTTTGCACCACCACTTCATCACTGAGTGGGCGAGTCCCTTTCGGGGTTAACGTATCTTCAACCAGCTTAATCAGCTCTGCGCTGGCTGCACCGTTACCCTCATGAGAAAGCACTGAAACTGTTACGGTTAAGGTGCCTTTCGGTGAGTCGGTAGCAATACTTTTTACTCGACCATCTGCCGACAGTGCCCAGAACTCATAATCATCGGCACTGCCTGCCGTGTTCTTAGCTCGGTTCGATAACTGGATCCGATAACGAAACGCATCATCCGATTCCATTATCTTTTCACGCGGGGGAACCGCATTAGGATCCCCTTCATCAATAACCAGACGCTCAACATCAAAATCAGCACCACGCACATCCAAATCTTCCTTGGTTGCGTAAGCTAACATGGTGGCGTGAGCGCCATCATTAACGCGCTGACGCAGCACCACTTCACGAAAAGCAGCAACTTCCAAAAGCTTGTAAACGGGGTCTGATTCAATGACATTTTGGTAATCAGGGTCTAATTCCTTATAACGCTGGATCCATTCCTGCAGGATTTGTTCGTAGTCCAACTGCTCTATCACCGCAGGCTTAGGCAGTTGGCTCATGTCTACGTTCACCGTGGCCATCAATTCACCTCTATGCCTTCCAGTGTTATTTGCTGTCCATTGGGCTTATATTTGCCTTCTATGGTCAGCATTACCGCACCAGGTTGGGCGGATGTAACGATAACCCGTGATACTTCTATCCGCTTTTCCCACTTTTTCAGGGCTTGGGCGCTTTCTGCCACAATATCTGCCACTGTTTCGGGATTGCCCGGGTTATCAATCAAATCAAACAGTCGACTACCATAATCACGGCGCATAACGCGTGAGCCTATAGGAGTGGTGAGGATGTCACGCACCGACTGCTTCAAGTGGTCGACGCCACTGAGAGCTCGACCTGTGTTGGCATCCATACCACGCATGGTAGTTATCCCCCTGCAAATACGTTCGAAGAGCCAGCTGCTACCACTGAGCCACAATCCACCGCATCCCCGACACGCCCTAAAGGCTTGCCGTTAACGAAGACGGACGATGAACCACCGGATAAGCTGCCAGCATGGCAAGACGGTGAAGGATCACAATGCACACCCCAAGCATCACCTTGACGGTGTACCGGAACGCCATTGCAAAACACATCTCCACTGCCTGCAGTGCTGGTTCTTGGAGGGAACGCGCCGTGGCCTGTCCCTCCATCACCTTGTCGGGTTACGGCTGGCATTGCATGTACTCCAATAATTTCTGCTTACCTGAGCTGTAATCGTGCAAAATCACCATTGTCCAGCTATTGCTGTGCTCAGTTTCCAATTCTTGGCTTGTGTCTGGGTCGGTTGATTTCACGGTAACGGTGACCGCTATGGTGTAATCCAATTGGCTAATGCTGCTTGGCTTGAACTCCACCAAGTCTTTGCAAGGTGGCAGTTCTGGCCAGTCAGACACCCTTAGCACCTGATCACCATCTCGATAATCAAGGTAATCCGTCTTAAACAGCCCTGCTAAACTTGCTGCCTGCAGTCGAACACCGCTTAAATCCGCTGAGATAGTGAATGGGTTTGGTTCATCTGGTGACAACGACCAGGTATAACTCAGAACCGTTTCCCCCTCTTCAACCTGATATGACATCAAGTAATCAAGGTTTACCGCCGTATCTGGCAGCTGAAACAGTTGTGGAGCGCTAGGATTCCAACTCATTAGTTCCAATCAATCCGTGTACCGGTGACTTTCACATTACCGCCAGCCTTAATATCAACATTGCCCGAAGCATCCAGCACCATATTGGTACTGGTTTTGATGTTGAGGTCTTTGGCGGCTTCCACATTCAATGTGGCATCGGTTTTCACCGTGGTCGCTTTCGCCACGGTCACATCTGCAGTGCCGTCTACCTGAGCGGTGACATTGCCTTCGGTGTGAATATCAGCATTTCCTTCGATATGTGCGGTCACGTTGCCAGTGGTATGCAAATTCGCATCACCTTGAACATCGATGCTCAAAGTGTGCGTTTTGCGGTTATAGGTAAAGGTGGTGCCGTCTTCATAACGGCTGACGTGTTCATCTGGTGAGGTGCTCGGCACTGGGCTTGTGGCATCCGGTAAGGATGGAAGCACCACACCTGCCGATAACTCACCTGATTCTGACAAGATGATCACCTGCTCACCAATGGCAAGCGGTTCCCAGTCGGTACGGTGTTTGTTTGACTCACGCCCTGAAATCCAAGGAAGCCAGCCCGTTACCGCACCTTTTTCATATTCGACTTTTACCCGAGGCGGTGACTGCTCAAAGTCCACGCTATGCACTCGACCACGGCGAATCATGTTCGCCATCCGTCGCTGCAGATCACGGACGATGTAATTCAGATCACTCATCCGGTACCACCTGTTCATATTTATCAGAGTTAGCCTGGCCAATATCTGGAGAGTATCCGACTTTAACCATGGTTGGCGTTAACCCTTCAGGTTTGAACGCATCCTCTCCCACTTCAACATCTTGATTGAAGCGAATAGACCACACTGCGTATTCATCCAGCTCAGGGTTAAAAGCATCGGGCTCAGCACTGACAAACACGGCAGGCTCAATCGCCATGCCAAAGCGGCACTCTTCCACTTTCAAGCCGATAGCCATAGCAGCATTACGAATTTCAAGCTGATATTGCGCTTCTGCCATCCCGAGAACGGCGAGAATTTCACAATTTAGCGTGACGGCCAGCTGGCCATTCATCGGTTGAGTTTCTGACCGTTCCCAATCCATCACCCCAAAGAACGCGCATGGCGCTTTAAGTGCGGTCTGGGTTTCTGGGTAGAAGTCCACCGAATTAAGCCAGGGCAAGTTATCTGCCAGCCATTGCTTCACCGCTTGGTGATAGTCAGTTAAATGAATTCCGTCACTCACGCCAGCCTCTCTTGTTTAGTCCCATTTTCACGCGACCTTTCAAATCGGTTTCAAAGTGCTTGAGGAATATCTCCGGCAAGCGTTCAAATATTTCATCTTCAATCGTGACTTGAAGAGCTTCAGAAACAGGCACCCGTGCTTCTTTGATTGGGTAGCGGCTTTCAGTGGTTCTGGTAAAAATAGAACGGCGGTTGTACCTATTAGCAATAAAGCCTTGCTGATAAGTTTGCGGAGCCATCTTCCCTTTTGGGGTGAAGGTGGCGCCATTAGGGGAGCGTTTAGAGCCGTTACGGCGAATTCGCCCACGCAAATAACCCACTGACATATCATTCAGACCAAACCATAAACGGAGCTCATCAAGTTTTTTCTGTTTGCTCGGGCTTCTTAGTCTGAAATTCTGGAACCTTTTTCTGATGGCCTTCAGGTTTTTCACCTGCATGGAATCACGAATTTCTTTGTTAGCAAGTGACCGCACAGTTCTCGCTGTGCGGCTTAATGCTCGGTTATAAGCAGCCTTTACTTGGCTTTCAGTGGCGCCAAGAATGTTTTGAACAGCTTCAAGTTCTTCAACATCAATAAGGAATATGTGATTGTCTTGATTGGCTGCCATCAGACGCCCCTAAAAATATTTCTGTCATCCCCGTACCATCAGGCTCAACAAAAACAACAAGCCAGTGCTTATTTTGCACCGTCACTGTATGACGGCGCTCAATACCAGATGCTTCAACTGATGAAACAATAAGAGATGGCTTTGTGCTATCAACAAAACCACCGCTTTTCACATCTGCTCTTTCTGATGGATTTTTGAATATCGCGTTAACGGTAATATCACCGCTTGGCAAATGAAAAACTGCAGGAACGGCAAAATCATTAGGGTTAAAAAATACCCCAAAATCACCGTCACCTATCATTCATCATCACCTTCATCATCACCGAAGAAGTCATCCAATGCGTTAGATTCATCTTCTGGGTCTTTGATTTCAACATTAACTTTCGCATCTTTGGGTGCAGCTTTGGCTTGACCTGCGTAAATCATGGTTCGAGCTTCTGCAGTACTAACTTCAACAATGGAATCTTGTGCATTTTTGCCTTCACCAGTCTTAGGAAATACCGCTGTGCCTTTAATCATCACACCGGAAATAATTTGTACTTTCATCGGAAGTTCTCCAGATAAAGAAAAGGGCCACTGATGTGGCCCTGAAAAACGGGTTAAAGTTTAGGGTTAAGCGCTTTTCTTACCATAAGCAAACGCTGCGCCATGACGAACTGCAACGTCAGCATCTTGGAACACGCGAAGAACTGTGCCACCGCTTGCAGCCTTAGTTGACTTATCGACAGTCAAATCTAATGCTCCCCACATACCAACCAATGCTTGGCTGAAATCACCGTGAAGAATCGCGTCAGATTCCAATTGAGTTGATACTGCGCCTTTATAGCCATTAACCTGACCACCTTCCCACAAGTATTTTGCTGTACCTGCAGACTTTTCAGTGGTCTTCAACGCACCACGCATAGATGGACGCATTGCATACGCCATGTGCTCTGCCAGTGCATTAGATTCAGCAACTGCCGTTTCAAATGCCACGATAGTTTCCCAATCCCAACCGCCAGCTGGCACCGGAATAGCGTGAACACCTGTCTGGTTCTTAATACCTAGAGGTTGGTTATTAAGACCGGTACCAAGGAAAACCGCTTGGTCGATGCCCAGACCAAGACCACGCAGAAGTTCATCACGAACAATCAGGTCAATATCTGGGGTTGATTGCTGCATTAGGCGGCGAGTAATTGGTACTGCACCAGCAATGGTCTTAGGTGACATCTTAATGATACCTAAACCAACATTTGAGTCAGTGCCGTCTTCGTCTTCATCAATCCAGTAGAAAGATGCGCCTGAAGTCATTTTTGGAATATCTACATTGCCAACTAAACCAGTAGCAAAGCGAACACCAAGACCTGCAGCAATGGAATTAGGACGAAGCAGATCAATAAACTCACTACTCCAGAGCTCAGTGGCAACTAGCTCACCACCCACACCTGGGTTAGTTGACTGTGCCGCACGGCCAAGCTGAGATAGCACTTCATAGTTGACATAGAATCCACGGGCGTCTTTGCCCATTTTATCCGCCAATGCCACTGATACTTCTCGCTCTAAACCAGCACCCTTCCAATTTCCGGTAATGCTAGCTCGAACAGCATTGATCAGGCTGTACTGGCGAACATCTTTGTCAGACAAGCCCAGGCTCATGTCAGTGCCTGCTGGTTTTGCGTTGTTGTTACGAACTGAATCCAGTACTAACTGGCGGAATTTATCCACTGGAGTACCGTCTTTCATTGCTACTTCAGCTTGCTCATCAAGACCAAACTGACGCCCCATTGCCATGATCTCCTGACAACGTTCAGTTTCTTTCTGTCGAATGGTAGCCGCATCAACAGTAGTCGCTGCAGGCTTCTTCTGTGGCTCGGTACCACGTTCCTGTGTTCCGTTGTCGGTCACAGCTGGTTTTTTAGGATCAGGCATTTCTACCCCTCTTAATTCAATGTTAAAGGTGGTCGCTTCTTCGTCTTCGTCCTCGCTGCGACCCATCCCAACGGAGGAATCTGCAGGCACTGACACGGATGAAATTTCGTATGGTTGCCACTTAGTGGCTCGGTACCAATCCTGTCCACTTTCATCACGCTTGACGTGAACAATTTCAAGGATTCGGTAACCCACACTGATGTGTGGGCGAATACCGTCTTTCATGTCATTCCATAGTTCTTCACCACGGTCATTCTTTGAAAGTCGGATGCTGGCGCGGCCTTTGGCTGCATCAATCCAGGCTGTTTCAATAGCACCACGCTGGTCTCGGGTGTTGTGATCCATCAAGAAGGCGCCAGAGTTGTTCAGCCTGGATAAATCACACTCTCCAGCTTGATGGCCGAGAATTTCCATCCCAAACCAGCGCTCAACTGGTTCTTCACTGGAAAAGCTAAGCTCAACAGTTCTTTCTTCTTCGTTGACAGACTCACGAGTTAGCGTAAGGGTGCGCGTTTGCTTACCCAGCTTCAGGGTGGTTTCCTTCGGCATCATCTTCCTCGGTGTCTTGTTTAGGTTGATTTTGACCCGCACCTCGCAATTTGCGGATTTGGGCCACCATATCTTCAAACTCCAACAGCTCATTAATGACTGTTTCAGGGTCTTCACCCCTGTCACGAATGATCTGCAGTGGGGATTTGGTCATATTCCCGATAGCTTCTGTGTTAGCTTTTTCATCTTTGAGCGGGTCAACCCATTCCCACCTACGACCTTGGAAGCGATGATGGTTAAGGCGTTCATAGTCACTGAATTTCAAGGAAGGTATTGCCCCAGAAACCAATGCCATTCTTAGCCACAAAGAAGCCACTCGATCACAAAGCTCTTGCCGCATCCAGCGCTGCTTTTTCTTCCAACTGTCACGGTCTTCCAATACTGCTTGGCGCAAACTGGAAAAGTTCACCCCTTCTAAGTCATTTGCTAAAGTGTTGTAACTGACATCTAGACCACTGGCCGCCCCTCGCTTACCTTCTTTCATGAAGGCGCCAAAGTTACCGCCTGGATGTTGCCAGTTCAGTTCCTTTAGGGTGTAGCCGTATGGAACAACAATGCCCATACCTGGCTCCACTTCCTCAATAAAGTCAGGTTCTTCCTCATCGGGATCTTCTGGCTCAACATCAGAATCAGGTTCATAAGCAAACATCTTTGAGGCTGCTACTCTTGCCCCTGTCAGTTCTGCCTCTCGATAGCCATATAAATGGTGCATTTCTAACAAAGCAGCATGAGCCCATGGCAACCCTCGACACTGACCAACACGATAAGGCAGAAAAGACAGCAGCATTTCACTGGCGGGGATACGTTCGTAACGAGTGTTACCATAGAAATAAACTCGATCACCTGGGTGCTGAGTCAGCACATGGTAAGCTACTGGCCGATCCCAATTATCTAGCTCCACACCCATACGGATGCGATGGCCATCTTTAAGCTCTCGGTTGTAGTTAATATCTAAATGAGCAGAATCTAGAAGCTGAAGAGCAAAACCGTATCGGTTTGGGAACCCCTCAACAAAACGCACTAAAATCTCACCATCTTCGGCTACAGTACGAATGAATAGGGTTTGAATATCCTGCCAACTGTAACGCCCTGTGACGTCACAAGTGCCTTTCTTTCCCCATGCAGAAAAGTGGCTTTCAATCAAACCTGAAGCTCGTTTGTCCTCTTTACCAGACATCAACTTAGCTTTACTTTGGTAAGAAAACCCTTCAGGCCCGACAATGTGTGTTTCACACATCGACAAGAATTTGACCACATAACCATCATCATTACCGGCTCTGCGGGATTGTTGCTTTATCGCTCCTAGGTCTCGCCTAAGTTCTTCATTAATACTGATTGACTGGGTGCCAAATCTTGGCCCTTTCATGCCTTGTTTGGCTAACGCGAAACGTACTTGCCCTGGCTTATGCTTTCGAGTTTTCCGGTTTTCTTGCTGTTCACTCATCCGGGCAACCTCGTCAACACTCGTTTAATTCCAAAGCTTGCACCGTTTTCTTCTCGTCTGACCTTGTTGATGTAGATCTTACGTAATCGGTGTAGCTCCATTATTGGGATGCGATCCAATGAACGACCTTCAACGGAATATCGCTCATGGTCAGAAAGAATCCTCCCTTCTAGCACTTTGTTTATTGCATCCAGCATTTTTCTAGCGTGAGTTCTGGCATCATGACCTGCAGGTAGAGCCATAAAATCTGGTTCTATCTCAAGCTTGCCAACCTCGACCAATTCACGGTCATCACCTTTACTGACATAGAGGCGCCATTCATACAGCCCTTCTTTCCAGTCTTTAGATATGGCAGCTGATTCAGACACTTTTACCTGTCCAGATTCCGCTTCTGCATCTATATCGATGGCACTTGGCCCCCGTAGGGCATAACGAAACTGCCAGCTGCCATCAGCCAAAGGGTGACTGAATGACCAACTAACAGATGTGCCGGCGCTAATTTTTGTCGGTTCATTCATCGGTAACGGCTCACGAATCCACCGCTGCTACGCTTGCGAGATTTACGCTTACGTTTAGCAGGCTTTCTGGTGGCTTTAGTTGGTTGCTCTTCTTCCTGTTCTGGAGTTTCAAGCTCGTCCTCTTCAATACCCGTGTCTTGGGCGTTCACCTTACGGCGATCAATTCTGAGCATTCGGGCGCACATGTATTGCATCCCCTCGCAATCCAAGAAATGGTTATCTTTACTAATGCGTTGCCAGGTACCTGTTTCCTGATCAAACTCCTCAGCAACGATCTGTTTACAGTAATCTTCAGTGACATCTGACGGCAGGAGCCAATCACCAACTTGGCCAACCTTCCAGCGGATACGGTTATGCACCCACGCTTTGGCTAAGCTGGCATCAAAGTCCCAACGTTTATCACCATGTTTACGAATCTTGCCCTGCTTGCTGACTTCCAAGCGGGTCATACGGAATGGTTTTGATAGCTTTTGAAATCCCATCAAAGCCCGTGCGCGTGACTTATGCCGACGAACCCAATGCAAAACTTCATCGGTTCTATAACCAGCATCTACACCACAAAGAGAAAGAGACATACTGCCCCATTCTTGATCCATTACCTGGTCAAGTTCGGCCCATACTTCAGGCTTATCGGTATCTCCCCAAAGCTCGCCAAACTCTACTAGGCGAGAACTCATCCCAGCCATCCATCCACGAACAACATAGACAAGACGGTTTTTCTGGACATCTACAGTGCAAATCAAATCCTCTACACCATCAGGAAGCTCAGTGCTGGAGTAGGTAGAACGAAGTGCATAGACCTCTTCCCATTCTGGCGCTTCACCTGCTACCGCGTACACTTCGCCAAAGCCCGTGTTATACACGGTTAAAATCTTGTTTGGGTCACCGCTTCGTAGAGCCTGCAACAACTTTCTGGCAAGAAAGCCATATGATTTCTTGGACGAAAACGAGCAAAGGCCACTCACCCATATACTGAAATGACTGTTCTCTTCTACTGGATGAATCATGGAGTGAAATGGCATCACCAATGTCTGACCGTCTTGCTCGAACTCCACATGATCATCATCATGGAGCCGCGCAATCTGACCTGGAGCAATAGCTACGCCTTTTGCATTCATACCTTTTCGCTGGCTATCAGCTATTTGTGAACCACAGCAAGGGCAAATCAAACGAGCTTCAAGAGCAGCTTTAGCAGCTGTGCATTCGTTTTCTGTATCTTTACCTGGCCACCAAAGCAGCTCACTTCGAGGTATGAAATATTCGTCACAATGAGGACAAGGCACAGCCCATTCATGACGGGTTCCTTGTTCCCATTGTTGCCAAATCGGACTTGATACTTTCCCTTTAGCAGACACTGACCAATGAGTAAGCCCTGTATCTGGATGGGTAAAGGTTGAAACCTTACCGTGAGTCGGCGTGCTAGTTAGCCCCAACTTTGAATCGGTGTAAGCATCACCTCGTGCTTCTGCTATTTCGGCTAAGTCACCTTCACCCGTTGCGTTTTCATCCGGTCGATCAAGTTCATCAACTAAAGTTATGACTGCGGAATCAGATGCCAGCTCTGTAGCTGAGCCAGCCCACGCAAAGCGAAGAGAAACACCCGCGATACGTTTTTTGTGCTTTGAGCTTTTCTTGTCAAATTTCAACCAAAGGCTTTTTGCCTCGGTAAACATCTCAACAATTTTGGGCTCAACAACGTTGTTAATATTTGATTCTGTTGGGCCGACATAAATAATCGGTGCTGGTTCGTCATCAAGACGCCAACCAATCACATTTTGCATGGTGGCAGACTTCCCCATCTGCGTTCCCATGACGAATGTGATTTTATTGAATACTGGATCGGCAAATGCAATACAGACCGGAATCATGTATGGCGTTGAGGTGGTATCAAAAGGCCCAGGTATCGGGGAGCCTGGAGGCATGATTCGATTATTCGTCGCCCACTCTGCTGCGTTCCTCATCGGTGGCGCTTGCGTCATATCCGCTGCGCTTAGCACGATATTCAGCAACGAATTCACGGATGCTGTCAGCGGTGGAAGCGCGAACACGTCTACATTCGACGTCAATGACGTGCTTACATTTTGCTGGTTCATCTTCTGAAGCGACCTCTGGAGCCAGACGCGCACCTAATCCGTTAAGCTCATTGCCGTACAGGGTGGCGATTGCATACAAAAACTGGCCAACATCCTGAAGGTCAATAACTGTCTCTTCAGCTTTTTTGGCTTCAACTTCGGCTTTCCTACGCTTCGCTTTTGTCAGCAATAATTCTTCACCGTCTTTAGTTCCGGCTTTCGGTGTGTTGTCTTCTACTTCGACGTCACCCAATTGCTTTTTAACTTCTCGCTCAATGAGCCATTTGATTGCAGCCTCGGTGTCAATGATCATCGGCTTGCCACGACCACCGCCACCTTCATGTGGCATTCCCTCATCAATAAAGGTGCCAACCCACTTTGGCGAGTAGCCAACCAGTTCAGCGAATTCATTTCGATTAACTTTGGACATAAGTACAAATGTTCATTTGTGAGAAAGGACAAAAGGATTTTTGTGATTTTGTTCGGAAGTCCTTTCTTTTGTTGGCTGTTCCCAACTAACAAAACAAAGAAAACCCGCGCCAGCTCTAGGCTGGTCACTTGAGTCCTTTCTTTACCCCAAGGGAAGAAAGGACTGATTTTCAGATCATAAAACGGGGCGTTTCTGGCGAGTCTCAGCCCCGTGGTGTTCCCAACTCTGGGGAAGTACCTAAACCTTTTTGGGTGCTTGCGATAGCACACGCAGCACTGCTAAGGCGATGCCAAGCAAAGCATTGACCAGTGCATACACTGTGATGCTCAGCTCTTGCTGCAGCAATGGTAGCAATGAGATAGCAACGTTCACCAAGGCCATGAAGAATGCACACTGCACAGACCAAAGCTGCCAGGCTTTCTTCCAGTTCTCTATTAGTTTCATGTTGTGTCCTTACGTTAAGCCCAAAAGAAAAGGGGGCAGCCATGCCCCCTGAGTACTGCCGTTACAGCTACTCAATACTGTTTGCCACTGACTTTCCTTGTCTCTCTTCTGGGCGGTTTTGCTTGCGCTTCTCAATACGTGTTTGAACGTAATTGATAATCACGATGGCACTACATACCAGCGTGAGGATGTCTGATAACTGCCAGTAAAACTGACCATTGATAACCTGCTCAAAGGATGCACTGAGCAGCGATTTAGCAAACCCACTCTCAGATACACCGTTCGCTATGACGATGGCAGCGGATGTGTTTGCTAAGGTGTTTGTTGTTGGTTCTGCCATTGTCGGATGCTCTTCTTATCTATATTGCAATCTTTCAGTGCGGTTTCCATCCTGACCATGTACTCAGTCAGTGGGTCATTTGAACTGCCCTCTGCAGGTATTTCCGGCAAAGGGCAATCACGGGCTAGGTGTTCTGGAACGGTTTCTTTTTCAATCACCGTCTTCACTATCACTTTCGCCGGTTCGGGTGTGGCGGAGCAGCCGGATAACAGCATCAGGAACACGAGCTTGAGACCACGTTTTGTACTCATCATCATTTTTCCTCAGTCCTCTCAGCGTATTCGACAACTCCGCCAGTTCTTGCTTACTCTTCTGCAGAGCAGCATCACGTTTAGCTAATACAGCATCACGATGTTTTAAGTCAGCAATGAGCGCTTGTTTGGATGCCTCTGAATCTCTCAGGCTGGCAGCAACCTCATCACGGTTTTTGTTGGCTTGTTCAGTTTTGTCGTTGGCCAAGGCAACTTCAGCATTCAATGCCTTGATCATCATTCCTTGATAACCAATAGTGCCAATAGCCAACAACGCTGCTACAACGCTTATAACTAATCTATTCATAAACCAATCGCTTATAGATGCGCCTTATCCGTGGTGCATAACCCATGGTCTCTTTTGCGTGCTTACCTGTTACATCAGGCAAGCACTGCATAATCGGTTCATAGCGCGAAGGGTTACCACAAAGCCTTTGAGCCTTGAGGATGTTTCCACAGCCTGCGTTATAACAAGCCATTGCCAAGTTGTGACGGTCTTCTTCTGGGCGCGGCCACTTCCAAATGTTCCTGAGTTTTGCCATGTAATAAGCGCCAGCTGGAATAGCTAGCTCTGCATCAGTAGGCGAACCCAGCAGCCCTAACTCACGCGAAACATCAGACCAAGTACCAGGCATGAACTGTGCAACGCCCTCAGCACCAACTGGGCTGATAGCATTAGGGTTCAATGATGATTCTTGGATCAGTTGCGCTTTATAGAGTTGCCAAGGAACAGCAGGAAGATAGTGACGTGCAGCCTTTTTTATTTGCCAGTCATATTTGTTATGCCATGCAAATGCTGAAGGCGAGGAACACAGCGAAACAACGAGCAGCCAAATAATATGCCTTAGCTTTGTCATCTGCTTCTTTCCACCAATCTGCGAACACGAATCCCATACGCTTATCTAGCTGACGTAGTGTGAACCACGCCAACATGACTACGGTGAATGTTCGAATAAGGGAGAGAGCAAAGGCAAAGAAGGCAATCAGGTATTGATCCATGATTAACCTCATATTGCAGGTATAAAAAAAGCCACCTGATTAGGTGGCTTTGCGTACACTTTTCCAATGTAGTAAATATGATAATACTACCGTGTCATTTTGTCCATTTGTATTTTTGGTAAAATGTGACTTTGTTCATAAATACAATTGAACTAATGTTCAGTGAGAGCCTGACACTCCCAACCTGTGGAATTAAACCAATGAAAGTGACCTGTATCGAGGTTCTTAACTGCGTACCATTCAGGGCCACGAAGATGTTCTGGTAACGGTTCATACTTTTCACCAAATCCATCATCTACGAAGACCATCTCAGGTTTAGGTAAAACCTTCAGGTTTTTATCTTGAGCAGGAATAACTACATCTTTGCCGTCTAAGTCATCAAAAACCACTTCAGGATGATGAGCTTTATATTGTTTGCCGATAACTAACTGTTCCATGATTTCTCCTTAGAGCCAAAGTTGCCGCTTTAGCTTTTATGCAAATACAAGTCACTACTTATTTATATCTATGCTAAAAATTGAATTTGATGCTCGCTAACTTCATCACCAAGAATCCATTGCCAACCATCTTCAAAATCATCCATATTGGCTTCTGGTGTTTTTGCATAGATGGCTTTGAAAACCTTGACTTGAACATATGTGCCATCTTCGATTTCAGTGCAATCGCAGTAATCAGAAAATTCACCGCTATCAACAAAATCAGAAAGGGCTTTTTCTGGCGTGTCTGCTTCACCAAAATGACCAATGGTTTCCTCAAAATGAGCGCACGCGATATAACCTGTTCCTAACATAATATCTTCCTTTAATCTTCCCAATCTTCTACTGGAACAATTGGCTCACCTGTATCAGTCCAATACCAATTATTGTCATCACCTTGGCTAATCAGACCACGCTTTGACATTTCCTTGCTTAAAACAATAAACATTTCTTCAAATGCCATCTTTTCGCAAATAGCCATTGAAAATGACACACGCTCAACCTCGCAACGCTGACCGTCGATATTAATAAACCGACCAACCTGCAAGTTCTCAACAACTTGAATCGTTGTAGCCATACATCACCTCCAGTAGTGATTTCACATTATCAAAAATCATAAGCTAGCCTCTTCAATGAGGTCTTTTGATTCCTTTGGTGCCGGTTCTGGTAACTGTGATGGCGCCATATCATTCTCATGACGGTAAAACTCAAAGGTCTTATCAAAATCAGTAATCAGTGCATTAATTTCACCAACGGCCAGAGCAAAGTCAGCATCAAATCGAGCTGCTTGGTCTTCACGAGGAATATCATCATTTTCATCTTTCAGTTCATCACTGAACTTCATAGAGGTTATTGATAGGTCTTCTTTAATGGTGAAAGTGATACGTTCCTGCCAGTCCAATGACAACTGAACAACCATTTTGTCATTCTCAATATGCTTTAGAACTTCATCACTGGCTAAATCCTGATTCTTACAACGAATCACACCGCCTTCTTCAAGTACCGACTTCAGAACAGCATTGGTACCCAACGTGAAACCTGCAGGCATTTCTCCAGACTTAACCCACTCAGTCATCACTGTTTCAGCAGCGCTCTTAGTGCATTCAATTGGAGTGACTGGAAGTGAACCAATTGCTTTACGAAGCAAGGCAGTAAAATCTTCAGCTGCTTTGTGGGTGGCAGCATCAATAACCAAGTACTGAGCATTATTGATAATGTAGGCATTGGTGCGTTTATCGACAGGCAGAACTGACGGAAGAAGATCAATTAACAACTCATCTTTTAAGTTATCAATCTCTCGTTTGTTTAGTGGTCGCTGCTCACGCTCTTCAACTTCTTTCTGTTTTGCTCGAAGCTTTTTGTTAAAGGCTGCAGGTGAAATGGTTTTAGTTTGCTTCATGGCGCTGATCATCATGTTGCCATCAGCAGAGTGAACCAGAAGATCTGATTCCTCACCCATTGGTTGGGTAAAGCCAAACTTTACTTTGTCAGTACCGCCACAAGGTTGAAATTTAAATTCAGCCAGAAGCTTTTCCAACTTATCAGCGGTATCAGGTTGGGTTAGACCTATATCACGGCTAAAGGTGTAAATGATCAGGCTCTTAGGAAAAACACTCATTATTGGTTCCTTATTTTGTTTTAGCTTCGGCGGGGCGAACTACAAAAACGTTTCCATTTACCCAAGCCGTTAATTCTTGTCCACGCATTGAGCGAGGAAAATCTACTGGTAAGGAGTTAACCTTTCCACTATGGGCCAAGCTCAAAGCCTCAACTTGATTTCGAGCTGTGGTTAAATCCCAAAAATTACCATTCTTTGTAACTCTGAATACTTCGGTCATATGGCTGAGAACTCTTGCTCATTCATGACCATGAAGCCACCAAGGCCGTATCCCTTGGTAATAACACCACGATGAACATGCTGACATTCAAGCTGTTCACAAGCATTTTGAATGGCTTCTTCATCACCATCAAACTCACCTAATTGGTGGTTTAGCGGTTCGTGAGTCTTTTTATCGACGAGCAAAGCGCCATTACCACCTAAATACACAGCTAAATACATCATGCAGCTTGTTCCTCTTGTGCTTTTTGCTTCTCTCGCTGCTCAATCCATCGGTCAGCGTAAAACTCATTACCTGGTGTGTTCGTTGTATGCCAACCGCTAATTGCAGCAATAATGTCGTTCACGGTGTGAGACTTAAAGCCACAGCTAGGACAGTAAAAAGTAAACTCTTCAAAATTGAACTGTCTTTCTTCACCGTTAACCACTTTGGTTTCTTTGCCGTAGTTATAACCAAGCTTTGGCGCAACTTTGCATGACAGGCACGGGTTCATCCCTTCCTTATGCGACTTCACGATCTTTGCGATGTGAAGCTTTCGCTCTTCTCGGTTGATTTCGATACACATTTGTAAGCATCTCCCTATCAATACCAGCCATTAGCGCACCCATCTTGCGCCAGAACGGCAACCAATCACGGCGCCAATTTGCTTCACTTACGCTAAGCAGCTGCTGAACCTTACCTGGAGCATGAAGCTCTTTTTCAAACAGCACTTGGTTTCGCCACTCTTGCACGGCCAAGAACGCCATGCCTTTCAATGTTTCAAGCTTCTTCTTTCTGAACTTGGTGGTTTCGCTGGCTAGGAATTCCTGCCAAAGTTCGTGAGTGACCGCTTGAACAGCACTCCACTCTTGTTTCGGGCCATAGGCATACAACGCCCAAGCCTGAAGATTATCTGGCAGCATACAAACCACTCTTGTTATCTGGCTGAGCTGGAAAGCGTTTGGTGGTAAAGGGCAGCTACTACGCTTAAACGTCACACTGCAGCCATTACCTGAAACCGCACTATCTTCACTAACTCGATCAAGCAAGGGAGCACCCAGCGCTTCAATAAGCTCTGTCCTTATAACGCTAAGTGTTTGTTCGTTAATCACGGTGCCTCCTTGCCATTTGTACAAAATTACAAAAAGCTACTTGAACATTTTTACAACTACGGACGCTCGGCCCGTCAATGGTGTAACTTGGTGAATACTCATCATCTCGCAAAGACAGAGCTCAACCACATCCAGTAATTCATCAGCAGTACGCTGCAGCTGCTTAGGATCATCATCACTGTCATAGTGACCATCAGCACACACCTCTGCAGAAGCATCCAATACTTCAGCTGTCTCACGTAGCAATGCAGGAAGGTTTGAACGTTGGGTCACTCTGCCTGCCAAAAGGGAGAGGTTAATATCCATCACACCGAATACAGCAAGCATGTCAGAGCGTGCTGCAGAACCATAAGGCTCCGGTAAGCACTTAGCCCAAACTAAAGCCCACTTTGCAGGAACGTTAGTGTGGCCATTCATAATGCTGCTCAGTTGACGGCGCTTTGCAGATTCCCATTTACCGTAATCATCAGCGGTCAGTATGTCGGTTGGCTTCTCTACACCAGATTGCGTTAAAGCCGGAAACAACAGCTCACAGATGAATGAGGTTTGACTCATTGAGCTATTAGCTATCAGTTGGCTTGTGTGGTGCAGCAACACATCTTCAAGCGTCTTATGCAGCATCGTCTTCACCTTCAGTCATATATTTTTCGGGATTCAGGATCTCGTCCTGGCTTAACGCCCCCTCAAAAACCTCTACTAAAGCCAGTACAACCTCTTTACTTGGCCAGTACTGATTTCGCTCAAGCCGACTAAGGTACGCCACTGTTCTATCTAGGCCTTTTTCTTGCAAGGCATCTTGCAACGCTTCAAGCGTTCCAAACTTTTTCTGCCTTTTAACTCGGAGGGGTGTAAGCATTGTGAGATTCCCAAATACAGTAATTAGGATAGATTATTCCATAATAAAGTTTTTAACTCAAAAGTAATTCGTTTTATTGGATAATGTAAGTTAGATAGTCGTGAAATCCATCACATAGCACAGCAGGAAGCCAAGGAATGCAGCAGACGTAACCTGCGATTAGAGAAGAGATGAGAAGATGGAAATAGGTAAGATTCTGCGAGAAGCAAGAAAGAAAGCGAAAATGACCATGCGAACGGTCGCTGAGGAAACTGGCGTAAAGGTCACCACGCAATCAAATATTGAACTTGGAGAAGTCAGCGAGCCAAGTTTTAACACTATTGGTAAATTGGCTCAGCTGTATGGCATAAGCCTCGATAAGCTATTTGACGCATCTCAAGATAAGGGCTCTGACAGGCTCACAGCGGCGAAAACTCAAGATGTTTACCCTATACCAGTATTAAGCTCGGTTCAGGCTGGGAGATGGAGTGAATCGCTGTTAGACGATGATTTTGAGGTGATTTTCAGCCCATACCCATGTTCGAGCAATTGTTTTGCCCTAAATGTAGTGGGTGACAGTATGACGGCACCATCAGGATCCGCTTACTCGTTCCCTGATGGCAGCAAGATTATCGTGAACCCAGAACGTGAAGCCAGGAACAAAGATTTTGTTGTGGTTAGACTTTCTGGCACGGATGAGTGTACCTTTAAAAAATTAGTGGTCGACTCAGGTAGAACCTTCTTGGCTCCCTTGAACCCACAATACCCAATTTTACCCGTGGATAGAGAGATGCAGATAATCGGTGTGGCGGTCACGAAAATTCAGGATGTAGAACAGTGATCTGTACTTTCCATATTTCCGAAGATCGGTTATTCTTATTCGCACAAGCTTAACAGCTGGTTAAAAAGTGAAAAGCCCCACCCGAGGGTGAGGCTCCAGATTCAACAACGTTGAATTGTATTCGCATAAAAAACCAAAGGTTTTCCAAGAATCGAACAATACTAACTTGCGGCAAACAAGTAACAGTATTGAAAACCAGTCGGCAAACTGGTGAGAACAATCTGACTCTACTACCCAAAAAAACAAAGTTCTGACGTAATAGAACAAACTGTAACGGCAATGGGTAGTTTAGTCAGATTCTTGGAATTCCTCAATGGTTTTTTGTTCGTTTGTCAATTTATACATTTGTTGAAATGTATTTTTGTACAAATTGAAACGCAGGAACATTGATGAACAACTCGCCACTACTCAGCTTCTATCGTGACCGCTTCAACAGCGGCTATGACCTGTACGATTACTTTCTATCTGATATTTCTAGCGATGCAGCCTCTATCGGTGTTGATTGGGCTAAGATTGCTGACCGCATCACTTGGCAAAATGGCGCTGCAGGTAAAGTCAATGCAACTGGCAAACACCTTCTAAAAGGCTTCAAAAACTCTGTTGGTATCTATGCCAGCATGGAGCACAAAGACGGCATCACATACCCACTTATCACCCTAAAGAACAAGGGTGGTGCTGGTGACTCTGTTGTTATCAACGGTTTCATGATGCTGGTTGAGCTATACCGTGATGAGAAAGACAATCACTTTGCAAGTGCCGAGGTTGATACCTGGAAGGCGAAGAAAGCAGAACGGGAGAAAGACAGAGCCCGCAAGCAAGAAGCCGCACGCGCCGAGCAGGAAAGAGAAGAGGCGCGCAAAGCGGCTCACGTACAAAAAGAACTTTCCCAACACCGCCAGCTACCAGTAGCTGGTTCTTTCGTATATGCAGCAAAGAAAAAAATCGAAGATATTCTGAATATTGTTGATGCTCGTTCTGGTTCAGACAAGCACGGAAACTTCATTTCTTTACTACTTCAAAACGTTGATGGCCAAGCTGTTGGTGTTCAGCGTATCTATGACCGCCACATCACAAAACAAGACGGTTCTACAACAAATAAAGATTTCACTTGGGGTATGGCCAAAGATGGCGCTCATCTTGTTATCGGTAATTTGAACACTGCAGAGCTTGTTTATGTTGTGGAAGGTTTTGCAACCGGCGCATCAATCTTCAAGGCTTGGCAATCAATTCACCGCAATGTTGCTGTCATCGTTGCTATCGATGCTGGTAACAAACTAAAAGTTATTGCGGATTACAAGCGCACCCGCCCACACCTTGATTTGGTTGATGCTGCAGATAACGACTTATGGAAGTGCAAACAGGGTAAAGGCAATAAAGGTATGCTGATTGCCTTTGAATTGTTAGGCACCTATGACGGCATTAAGTCAGTAGCTCCATCATTCGATAAAGTGGATCCTGCATACCAACCAACGGACTGGAATGACTTACATATTCACGCTGGTCTTCGTGAAGTACTGAAGCAACTGAAAAGTAAAGCTGCCACTGTCAAACTGGATGGTGACCTATTTGAGAACGCACTAACCAAACTCGCATACATCAGCCATGAAAAGGCTGAAATATCAAAAATGGCTAAGGCTGCAGCAAATGCAGGTATGGCTATGTTCCCTAAATACACTCCGAGAGATGTGATTAATATGATCCGTCTTTCGCTAGAACATGCCAAAGGCCGTTATGACCTAACTGGTGTGAAGCGTCACATTGAAAAAACATGGCGTGCTAAAGTTCGTTCAGCTCAGGCTCCACGTTCTTTTTCTTCTCGTATCACAGATAAAAAAGTACGCCCTGAACACATTACTTACACTCATTACAATCAAACCCGCATTGATGCCAAGGTTCGTGATCATATCCAAAGCCTAAACGGTTTCGTTGTCGTTCGTGCAGGTAAAGGTTCTGGTAAAACCAAGGAGCTAATCACTCCTGGAATGTGGGCCATGGACAAAACAGCTTTCTTTGCTCATCGTGTATCACTTATCGGTGGTGCTGAAGCCACAATCAACAAGAACAAACCACAGCTAACAGATAACGCTGGCAACTTAATCCCAGACACACGTTCACCAGTTCTGAACTATCAGGATGATATGATCAACGTGATGGCTCAATATGCGACTAAATTAGCGTGTTGTATTAACAGCTGCCTAAAAGGCAAATTCAATCCTATTCTGAATGACCTTGATGCCTTGTTTGTAGATGAAGCGTGTCAAACGCTACGCCACATCACTTGTGGTGGTGCAATTGCTTACCCTGTGGCCGTATTCAATCGCTTGATCGATATGATGGTGAACACCAAGAACCAAGTATTACTTGCTGATGCTGATGCCAATGATACGTTGGTTGAGTTCTGCGAACTTGCCCTACATAAACGCAATGCGAAACGAGCAGAGCAGGGTTTACCACCAGAACAAATCCACGTTGTTGAGCTAGATTCAGACAGCAGCTACATCAATGTAAAATATGCTGACTCTGATTCAGTATTCCAAAAAGCTCTTGATGATCTGGCAGCTGGCCAGCGCGTTCTTGTTGCTACTGATTCATCAAACGAAGCTGAAAACCTATTTGCTCGAATGAAAGAGTTACACCCAAACAAAAAAGGCTTGTTGATTAACGCTACTGAAAAGGTAACGAGCAAAGAAGCCGAAGCGTTCTGTGATAAGCCAGATGTAGAACAGCTAAAATATGATTACTTGATCTACTCTCCAGCAATCTCATCAGGTGTATCACTGGAAACCAAGCACTTTACTCGCCATTACGGTTTATTCCGTGGCGTGGTTGCCCCATCAGATGCACTGCAGATGATGCACCGTGACCGTAATGCCCGTGATTTCATCATTGGCCTAGCAACGATGCATAACAAGCGCGAAGAATCCGTTATTAATATGTGGCTTGGTTTGTTACTGGCTAACGATAACCAACTGAACATCAACTTAAATAAAGATACTGGTCTAATTGAAGTGTCTACTGACGATCAGCAATTCGACCGTTTCCGCATCGAGCTCAGCACTCAAGAAAACGCAGCTAAGAATGATTTTGCTAGCAACCTAATTTGCATCATGTGTGATGAGGGTTACAAGGTAAGCCGTTTGGATGTGTCTGACCTAGATATTGAGAAAGGTAAGTCTGAGAAAGAAGCGGCTCGTGAGCTCGTGAAGGCTCAAGAAATGGCACGCCATTTAGACCAAACCACACCAGATAAGCCTGAGTATGACGATCTAAAAAACAAGCAAACTATTAGTGTTGAAGAAAAAGCACGCTTAAATCGTTATGACATCGAAAATCAGCTTCAAATGGAAGTCAATGAAGACTCTGTTAACTTCCTTCGCCAGGGCGGTATTCGCAAAGCAAACAACTTTGAATTGCTGCAGGCTAAACCAAGTGACTTACGCCAGCTGGATGACACTGAAAAAAGCTATGGTGTTCAGCCAACTGACCGTCATTACTTCCTAAAACGTCAACGTGTACTTCGTGACTTCTTTGAGATCACTGGTCTAAACCTTAAAACTGGTGAAGGCTATGTGACACCAGAGAAACTACAAGAAGCAATGGATCACATCACTAGCGGTGACAACATCCACTTCTTCAACAACTGGGCTAAGCTTGGCGGCTATATCGACCCTGTAAGCCGCAAGAAGTCACTGAAAGGTTTTATGGATGGATTACTAGCTGTATTAGGCTTAAAGGTTGAGAAAGTGCAACTGGGCCGCAAGAATGCTGAATCTGACAGCCGCCTCCGCTACGGCATCAAATCTGACAGCTGGGCGCTAATGTCCGGCATTCATACCCGCCGCCAACAAGCCAGCGTAACCGCCCTGAAAGTTGAATTACTGGGTGGTGAGGTGATCCACGTTTCTCCTGTTAATTATATACATAACGTGAAAAACGAGGATCAACCGGAAACCAAGCAAGACAAGGCTTCACGCTGGGTAAGTCTTCTTAAATCGTCACTGAATGGACTGCGTATCCCGCTGGAATACGCGAAAAACCTATTCAATGGGGGTCAATGGGAGGCAGTTCTGGACGGTGTAGACAAAGGTGACGTCTCAATTAGTGGTTTAGCAGATAAGATCAATAAGAATTTCTTATCTGACTATGGTCACCTTTACGGAAAATCGTAAAAGAAACCGCCAAAACTACCATCTTCCATGAATCAGCGCATTGGCTGAGGGTTCACTGTATCAATATTTCGAGCATATCCTCCGCATCATGTAACAGGGCCAATAAATCGTCATTAATGTGATGGTCTTTGGCTACCTGGTTCCTTAATTTTTCCCTAGCGTCCTTTAGTTGCAACATAAGAACTAATGCCTGGCTTCGCTTATCGTTTTTATTTTGGTGCATTCCAACTCCATGGCGAACGTCAATATGCAAATCATTTGCAAAATGTGTTCGCAATATAAAAAACCTACCAACTTTTTCTTTGCACTCTTCTATACGTCAATAATTCATAACATTTTTTTAACGCGCTCTATTTGGCACGCTTATTGAAACTCGGAACATAAACCAAAAAATCAGATAAAAAACTGATACATGCACGCAAAACGTCAGAACTGGCGTGAACTATTAAAATTAGCGACAGAAGTGACGTGTACTTATATGAAATATGATCCGATTGTTTCAGTGTTACGGCACTGCAGAGAAGCTAAGGGTATGACTCAAAAGGATTTAGCGGGTTATACGGGACTGAGTTACCGAACTATCCAGAGAATGGAGTCCGGTGATACGGATATGAAGCTTGGCCAGTACAGAAGAATTCTTGATGCTTTAGATCTTACTGATATGGATGTTAGCGTGGCGTTATTAAGTCATGAGTTTACGAAAGCGGATGATGTGGCCAGTGCTGCTAAGTTGCTACCACTCCAGGTAAGGGAAGTGCTGGTTCAGTTCTTAATGTCTTTAGCTGATGCCATTAAAAAAAGCCCCAAGTAGGGGCTCTTTATCATGCTAGCATCTGGATGAGGTCAGCGGCTTCATGCAGTAAGGAGCGAATCTCCTTTACTTCCTGATCACTTAGTCGTTTAGCTTCAGGGGAAAGCCTTTCCTGAGTCTTTACTAAGTCTTGTACGCATTGTTTCACTTGCTGCTGCATCAACGTCTTTTTCATCTACATTTCCTACGGGTTTAATTCATATACCTCTAGTCATGTTTTCTCCTTATGATTTTCACGTTGATGAAAGTGTAAGCGATTGAGCAAGCAGTCAACCGCAACCACCTGTATATAATAACAGTATTATATATAAAGAAAACCCCCTCTATTTGAGGGGGTTATCGTTAGCTTGTCTGTTTCTTGTAACTGTCTTTTAGAGACTTGATAGCACCACTACGAGCACCGGCACACCACACTTCGAAAACATGATCATTCACAATGGCTTTCGCCCAGTAACCTTTACCATCTTTTCTTGTCGAGACCTTTATATCTTTGACATCAGGCCAAGGCACTCCACCAGCATCAAGTTTTTTATCTTGCTCCTGATTTTCAGCCTGTTCCTCACCACCTTCTTCTGATTCAGGTTCGACATCAGTACTACTGTCATCGTCTTCGTCATCAGGCTCATCTTCCAGTTCTTCGAGACGTTCACGAAGTTCAGATTCTTCCCATTCAAGTTCTTCGTGTTCCGACTCCAGCTCTTGCTTCTCTTCCTTGATTTCACGCATTCGCTCTTTTAGCGATTCAAGCTCATCGTCCAGTTCATCCTGGTCATTGGTGATTTCTTCCTGACGTTCTTCAATCGCTTCAAGGCGCTCTTCAATCTCGAAACGTTCACGAGCTTTTTTACCATCCGGTTTTTTAGCTTTTTTCTTCGGAGGTTCGTATTCACTAAGCTTGATGAACTCATCAACGTATTTTTTGATGGTGTTCAGGTTCAACTGCTTACCATCAATTAAGCAGTGCCTGCGAATATATGACGGAGTAATTTGATCAAGCTGCAAGCCGTTTTTCACTTCATCTTTCAGCCATTCATGCATGATGGCTACCTTTGGCGCCCGAAGATACATCTCAACAGCGGTATCAGCTTTCTCCAGGTATTCAATCAAGTGCTCTTGTTGATTGGTATCAATATCCTTGTCACCATCAGTTTTATAGGCAACTTTTTTAATTGAGCTATCAACTTTGAATGCATCATAGTGAAGTTGGGTTTCAATCAAGCTGTGGCCAAGAACGCGGTGACGATAGGCCGAACGAGTTTCACCGCTTTTGGCATGTTCTTCATAGGTCACTTCGGTGTACATGGCACGAGTATCTTTAAAAGTAAATCGACCATCCCCAAGCAATGATCTGATTGCTCGGTTAAGTGTACTAGTGAAGTATTTTTGAACAGCTTGGTTGTGATAATAGTCTTTTGGATCGCCACCTTTGATTTTGGCTTTTACTTCCTGACCAAGTACATCCTTAAAGGATAACTCTATCTTTCCTGACTCCTTTCTCAGGCGCTGCAAGGCTTTCACTACAATATCGGCATCAACCATAGAAGGGATTCGATAAGGGGCAACTTCCTCAAACAGACGTCTATTCTTTGTTTTTAGCTGCCCTGCAAACATTAGCGTCTTGTCATCAACTTTAGTTAGTTTTGCGGTCTTCATAACCTCGGTCACACGGCGCCCAGTAGCCAGAGCAAGACCAATAGCTAAATCAGACAAAGTAGATGACTTATTAACCAAAAGATCGTGAGCTGTTTGCTTAACCCATTCTGGATTTACCAATATTTGATTGTTCAGCTTTTCACGCAAACTCTTATCTGAGTCGTCGCGTATCCAGTCTTTAACTGCACCTTTAGGGTTGAACATATAGAAAGCATGATGCTCAAACTTCAACGAAGTGAAGTCTCGTTTCATCTGGGAGCCACTAACCAGTTCTGAACGAATCTTGATGTAATTGTCTCGCAAGGTCTCAATTGGTAGTGACGGGTCTAGCAGATCAACTATATCCGGCCTTTTGTCCTGATACTTACGAATAAAGGCGTTAACGTGGTATTCAATAGCATGATGCTTATAGCCAAGAGCCTTAACTGCAGCACGGTACCGTTCCATAATTTGGGCGTACCAACGATAAGAACACTTAGGCTCGGAAAGCATCTCTCCTGTTTTTGGATCGACATCTACACCTAAATCACTATGTACATCGCGGGCGATCTTGTTACATCGGTCTGTAATATACTTACCTGCATTCTTACCTTTTTTCTCAGCTTCCTCCTGGATATGAACAATCTTACTGACTATCTCTGGAGTCTTATCTAATGAACCACTCATGTTAACCACCTTGTTTAATTGCTGCGCTTTAACTGTACCCACAACATTAATACACAATCAAAAAACTGTCAAGTGTACCCACTTCAATAATTATCGTCTCCGAGATCGGAAGAGCGGTTCAGCAGGAATGCCGAGACCGATCTCGTATGCC